AAGCGATTACCACTGGATGATCGTCAGGCAGCTTCTCGGTGGAAGGCGGGTTCTCGGGTGCCGTCTCGGCAGGCTTGCCCGTCTCGGGCCGTGGCACTTCACCCTGTGCCGGTGGGTTGGCCGTCTCGGCCTGAGGTTCTTCAACCTTCTCGGTCTCGGTTCCCATGGTACTCCACTCTGTTGGTGATTCCGTGACCCTTTCGGGTCGTTCCGCTAGTTGCGGTCCTGTTGGCTGGTAGTTGGACCACCAGCGGTCGATAGCGTCACCGGTCCATTCCGGTCGGCCATCAACGCCAGCCCTGTATTTCGCCACGTCAGCTGGCACGTCGAGCACGATCACCTGGTCCGCATTGATGCGTTGCGCCCAGTGGGCACGCTCGGCGCTAGTCGGGGCCGACCTAATAACAACAACAGGGCCGTCGAGAGTGTCCACTCGCCTGTCGTATTCGGAACGAACAAGGCGACGTATGTCTTCGGGGTGATCCCATCCCGTCGACCCGAACTCGGCGGCTATCGAGTCATAATCGACCACTTGGGCACCAGTAGCGGCAGCGAACTGTTCGGCGAATGCCGTCTTGCCGGCACATGGTGGGCCAGCGACAAGAAGCCTCATTCGCTTCGTTTCGCGTTGATGTGGCGTCTCCAAGCGTTCAGTTGGTCTGATTCGCCTTTGGTGGCTTGAAGCCATTCAGCTTCGAGTTGCCTGTTGTGTTTCGGTAGCTGCGAGTCGTTGAACACTGGCGTCGGGAAACAGTTGCAGTCGTCGTGCGAGTCGAAATCAGCGGTGTCACTCGCATAGACGGCGCCCCGACTGGAAAGCATCAAACAGAACGCACACGCTCCCGGCTGAGACACTCGGGCATATCTGGCGCGATCACTACGCACACCAGCCAAAGTCGTCTGTCGTGCGGGCTGCAACACGAGCCGACGCGACACTCCAATCAACCGTTGCTCAACGAGTTGCGGATCGTTTCGTATTGGTTTCGTGGCCCAATCCAACGACTTCGCTGTCTGGGTTTCAGACGCCAACCCTTGGACACTCAGGTCGACCATTGTCGACACCCCAGCTTCGGCGCGGATCGTTTCGTATGCCTGAATAGCGACCTCGCCAGCGACATGGCCGAAAGAGTCAACCACTCTTGGCAGCATCCGCATCAACGCTTGCCGCTGTTCCGTGGGGCCTAGTTTCGATGTGAGTCGGATGAGTGACCGGACCTGTGTGACCACTTCACGGTCGAGGGCGTCGAGTGCCGATTGGTGCGCTCGGACTAGCTGGTCAATGGTCGCCATCAGTTGCGTCACTCGAGCGACTTGACGGACGATTAAGCATCGCTATCAGGTCCACAGACTCACGTCTGCTTCGGTCTGCTTGCAGCCGACGCTGGTCGGACTTGGACAACCCGACCCATTCCATTGTGACCTCGGACTCGGCCGGGAGAATCCCAGCAGCGACCAGTTTCGTCGCAGCATCCGAAGACGCTGCACGCGTCGGAGTAGCCGGGTCACGCCACGACTCGTCAACTCCACGGAACTCGTCAGGGACACTGCCGGTATCGTGACGCAACATATAGACCTGAGCGCCAAGAGCGTGATGACCGGCACCGAACTGGGTTTGGCGACGTTCAGCACGCTTCAACAGTCGAGCGTCACCCGCACGGATAGCGTCCGCAGACGCCGGTTGATCCGTCGGGATACCCAAATACGACACAGCCAAACCGGCCTCAGCGGCGAACAGCGATCCGAGGCCCCGAAGACCAGTGAAATAGGCGGACGGGTCACCAGAAGGGAACTGGCCGACCGTCGGAATGTTGCCGTCCTCGTCGCGTTCCATCGCCCACACACGGCCGATGTACGCCTGCCACGCCGTCAACGGGTTCCCGTCCTTGTCGACAAACGATTTCTCGTTAGCGCCCATCGCGTAGCGTTGCGGAGCGGCGAAGAACTCGCGTGCGATCTCCCAACCGGCAAGTGTGCGAACAGCGTTCTTTTGGATCGATCGCATCGCCCGTGTGATCTCCGAGCGACCCACTCGACGGGTACCCCACGGGCGGTTCACCACCGGGATAACCGACACGCGATCGTGCGGATATTTGATTCTGGACTCGACTTGCCAGCGGCCAGGTTCGATCAGCGGCGAAGACCGCAGCACGACATCTCGACCCGGAAGGTGGAGCGACACACGGGTCGGTGTCGAATGTTCGTCACGTTGCCCGACAGTCAGAGCCGCTGACGCTCGACGAGACCTCCGTGACCATTCGTAAGTTGTGGTCAATGGAGACTCAGCTGTCACCAGCGGATCAGGTTCACCGTCGGCACCTTTGGTGACCGACCAGAACCCGATGCCGTAAATCAGGGCGTCGAGATGCAACAGCGACGACTCGAGCGACAGTTGGTTATCGGTGAACACGTCACCCAAACCCCAATCGTCGGCGGAATCAGTGACCCAGCCGGTCCATTCGAGCCGCTCCTCGAGCGTGTCCACGGCGATACCGCACCATCCGAGAGCCGTGTCTAGCCACGGTTCCATCTCGACAGGGATAGCGATACCCAGGTTCTCCCAACGCTGCGACGCCTCGTAGAACTGGGTCGCTTCGAGGTTCCTTGCCCCGAAATGAACCAGTCGAGTCAGCAGCTTTTGTATCAGCTGCTCCTCTTCGCTGGAGAGCTGATGAAGTTTTGGAACATTGGCCATCAGCTCATCACCACTACCTTTCCGCTAGACGCGGCCCGTCGTTTCACACCAGCGGCAAGCACCGCGTACCGCAACATGCGCGCACCGATCAACGTCACAGCGAGGTCGATCTTGGCGGGCGAATCCTTCGATGCTTTCCCGATCGTCGTTCCCCACCGTGTCGCTCTACGCCTAGCGTTCACTAGATGGCGAGCCGTCATCGCGTCACCATCGAACGTGAACCCGGTCGAATTGATTTCCTCGAGGGTCAACTCGGTCGCCCTGGTGAAATCCATTGACTTCGACCGCATATCCCAAGCGATCAACTCGGGATGCTTGCCCTTCTCGGCGGGCAACAACAGCCGCTTCGATTTCGGTAACTGTTCGAAATATTCGGGCCATGACACTTTCGTGAACGATTCCCACTCTCGAACATCGGCCCAGAACGCCCACACGTCCCACCGATACGCAGCACCCTTGACTGTTTCGTCAACCTCGGCGACAGGGACGACATCATCAGGGTCGCCCGGATCGGGCTCCCACCCACCGATACGAAACACATGCCCGTCAGATATGCAACACCCCATTAGCCCCGTAGCGTCACGAGACTTCGAACCGTCGAAGAACATGACGATCGGTTCGCCATCCTCGACCACGCGACCACGGTCAACGAGCAGCTGCACGGACTCGGGTGTCACCCACGCCTTACCGTGCGCTGCTGGCCAATTCAGATACTTGCGCTGCGAGTCCTCCGGATCGGCTTTCGGGTCCCAGATGCGGGCAATCAACGGAGCTACGTCGATCTCACCATCCGGTCCACGTTTCCAGTCGCAGTCGGCGTAAACCCGTCGAAGCGCCGACTCCAACGACCCGTAATCGGCCATATCGGTATCAGGTGGGGCCAGCACAGCATCGTACAACGTCGACCCTGCCTGATCCTGCAACCGGCCTTCCTCTTGTGCGACCCACGCATCCCACGCAGCTTCAGCAGCCGACTCTTGGCCGGACTCCCAAGCGTTACACGTCTCCAACATCCGCTCACCGGACTTCGCCAAGTTGTCTTGCAGTGTCGACTGCAACTCGGGGCCACCATTGCCGGGCAACCAATGCTCGGTTTCGTCAGCGATCACAAACGACGACTCGGCACCCTCAGCGGACGTGAACGACGACGTGATCACCTCCAGCGTCCCCTCAGGCAACTTGAAGTACTGGACCTTGCCGACATCAACGTCGTAAGCTTCAACGACCTTCGAGCCCTTCGGGGCGTAAGCCCTAACCATCCGCATCGTGTTACGCGTCTGCGCCTCGGACACCGCGGCGATCTGCACCAACGGCAACTCGACCGGCTTACCGACCGCTCCGCCAGGTACACGATCATCGAAATGATCCAACCGGACAGGACCGAGGAACTCGGCTAACGCCAACACGGCAGCGAACGGAGACTTACCGGACCCTTTCGCCAGCCGTCTAACACCGTGATGGAAAACCCAGCCGCCCTTGGCGTCGATGGCATACCACCACAACAAGAACCGGAACTGGTTGAACGTCAGACGGAAAGGTTGCCCCGCTCGAGGACCGTTCGGCTGGACGAGCCACGTCTGGCACCATTCGGCGACGCCGTAACCGAGAGTCAGTGCAGGTTCGCCCTCCGGCAGCGTGGAGAGACGTTCAAGCGGGAGGGCCAGCGAGACGGAGCTTGTATTCGTCGAGGTTCGAGACATTCGCGACCTCGCCTTCATCAATCTTCGGCGTCGTCAACTCCAACGACAACCGACGACGATCACCCTCGGTAACCATCAACGCCGTGAACCCCTTCAACCACGCTGCGAGCGAAGCGCCCTTCGGTGGCAACGAAACCATCTCGACAGTCGCATCCTCACCTTTACCGACAATCATCGGCTGCGGTGAAAGCTCTCGGCTTATCGACTCAGCCAACACGAACGCAGTCGCCCAATCCGATTGCTGATAGAACGCCGACTGCCCCGAACTCCCCAACGAGCGGAACCACATCTTGGCGACAGGATGCCAGTCCTTCGGGATCGACGGAACCTTCACCGGGAAACCCTCGGCTTGGTCAGGTTCGCCACCAGTCGGGATATTGCGCCGACGACGCTGATCGGATCGCTTCGGAGTAGGTCCACGTTCGCCCATCAAGGCCACCTTTCGACCAACCATCGCAACCCGTACACACTTCTAGACGCT